TGTCTATGGCATTGCGCCAAGGAACGGGGACTTCTCAAACTGATTTTACCATGAGTAGGATTAGCAGAGATGATTACCTAAGTATTCCTAATAAAAACACTCAGTCCAGACCAACGCAGTTTTTTGTTGATAGGCAAGTAACACCAGCCATTAAAATTTGGCCTACTCCAGATAATTCTACAGATATATTGGTTTTTGATGTATTGACTCGTTTGGATGACGCTGACAAATCAACAAATACGGTTGATGTTCCTTTCCGTTTTTATCCATGTTTAGCCGCTGGTCTTGCGTATTACATATCAATGAAACGTGCGCCAGATAGAATACAGCTTTTAAAGGCCTCTTATGAAGAGGAGTTTGAACGTGCGTTAGCAGAGGATAGAGATAGAGCGTCTTTTAATGTAACTCCAAACCTTAATTTTTATAGAGTATCTTAATGGGTCGTTTTGCGGTTGGAAAATATGCTTATGGAATATCTGACCGTTCTGGTTTTAGGTATCGTCTAAAAGATATGCGTATGGAATGGAATGGCTCTCTTGTTGGTAAAGACGAATATGAGCCTAAACATCCTCAGCTTGACCCTAAGAGGAGGCCGACAGACCCAGAAGCAATTAAAAATGCTAGGCCTGATCCTCGTGTAGAGCCTGAAGTAATTCGTTTGCTAACGCCAAATTGTTTTAAAAGTGGGGCGATTGGCTCTTCAGTAATTACTGTAACAGAGTTTTCTCATGGTAGGACTACAAATACCGCTGTAAGATTCAGAAATGTAAGTGCCTTTGATGGATTCTCACAAACTGTATTGGAAAATTCTTCAGGTTACACAATAACTGTACTTGATGAAAACAGATATACGTTTGCAGTGACTACTGGTTCAGCAGCGATAGGAAACACAAAAGGCGGTGGCGAAAATGCAACGGCAGGCCCAGGAACAGCATCTGTGCCAACAGCCTCTTCAACCTTTGACTCTACTGGGACTACACTTGATTCTACAAGCAATACTTTTGACGAGGCTTAAATGGCAAAACAAACAGTAGGAATTGGTTCATCTGCAAATGATGGCACAGGTGACAGCTTACGAGCTGGCGCAGATAAAATTAATGACAATTTTAATGAAATCTATGCAGCGTTAGGGAACAGCTCTAATGTGTTGACTGACATTATAGATGCAAACGGTCTTTTAGATGTTAGCTCTGGTGCAAACAAAATAGTGTTTTATTATGCAGCGTTGAGTGACCTGCCCAGTGCATCAACGTATCATGGTGCAATTGCTCATGTTCACGCAACTGGTGGAATGTATTTTGCTCACGGCGGCAATTGGTTACGCTTAAATGATGAGACATCAGGCCCAGTTACTAAATACACCGCAGGTACAAATGGCTCAACAGCGTATACTTTTACAGGTCCAGGGGCTACCGCTGGTAACAATCCAAACTTTACCTTTTACAAAGGTCACACTTATCTCATTGACAACACAGCGAATGTAAGCAGTCACCCTCTTCAGATAAGGGTTTCAAATGGCGGTGCTGCCTTTACAACAGGTGTCACGGAAAATTTTAACAGTACAACAGGGTTAACTCAGTTTATCGTGCCGCATGAGCCAAGCGATACTTCATTAGTGTATCAATGCACTAATCACGGCAGCATGGTTGGAAATATAACAATAGTATAGTGAAGTTGGATTATGTCTTTTACCTACGCACAACTAAAACAAGCCATACAAGATTTTTCTGAAAACACAGAAACGTCTTTTGTTACTAACCTACCTGTTTTCATAAGGTCTGCGGAAGACAGAATATCTACATTAGTAGATTTAGAATTTTTCCGTAAAAATGCTACTTCTACTCTTGTGTCTAGTGATCCTTTTCTTTCTGTTCCTGTTGATTATCTATCATCGTTTTCTTTGCAAATAACAACCGCTGGCAAAAAAGACTTTCTTCTTTTTAAGGATGTTAATTTTGTGCAACAGTATTCAATAGACACTAATGCAAATGGAACACCGAAATATTACTCTATTTACGATGTAGATAATTTTATTTTAAGCCCTACACCTGATCAAAACTACACAGTGGAACTTCATTATTACTATAGACCAGCCAGTATAACAGTTGGGGTTGATGGCGGAACAACTTGGTTAAGCACGGAAGCTCCAAACGCAATTCTTTACGGCTCACTTGTTGAAGCGTATACTTACATGAAAGGTGACGCTGACATGATGCAACTTTATGAACAAAGGTTTGGTCAGGAGATTCAGCGTTTGAAAGACTTGGCAGAAGCCAGAGAGAACTCTGACGCATATCGCAGAGGCTTACCTGATAGGCCAAGGACTTAGGAGTAAAAAATGGCTAATAACGCAACCACCTATTTAGAGCATAAGCTTCTAGATTTTTTGTTTAAAAACAATTCAGAGTCTTTTGCGTCACCCGGCGACAGTATTTATGTAGGGTTGGCTACAGCCGCATCTGACGCTGAAGGGGGAACTGTTACAGAAGCTACATTTACGAACTATGCCCGACAGCAAGTTAATGCTTCTGGATGGACTGTTACCTCAATAAGTGCAGACACGCAAACAGCTAAGAATGTAGCAAATATTGATTGGCCTGCCTCTGGCGGTACAACGAATATTATAACACATGCCTTTATAGCTGATGCGTTGACATCTGGTAACATTCTGTTTGTTGGTGCGCTTGATGCCAACAAGACGATAGAAACAGATGACGTATTTAGAATTAATCTTCAGAACCTAACAGTAGAATTGAAGTAATGGCACTTGTACTTAAAGACCGTGTTAAGGAAACAAGCACGACCACTGGAACAGGCACATACACTCTTAATGGTGCGGTAACAGGGTTTGAGGCTTTTAGTGAGGTTGGCGATGGCAACACCACTTACTATGCTTGCACAGACGGCACGGACTTTGAGGTTGGGATTGGGACATACACTGCATCTGGTACAACTTTGGCTCGTACCACTATTTTACAGTCAACCAACTCTGACAACGCTGTAAACTGGACTTCTGGTTCTCGTACATTGTTTTGCACCCTGCCTGCGGAAAAGGCCGTTTTTAAAGATGCCAGTGGTCAGGTTGAGGGTAGATTCACAACTGGTAAAGCTATAGCAATGGCTATGGTGTTTGGTTAATAAGTTAGAAGGACTCAGACATGGCTGCTCCAAATATCGTTAGTGTCAGTAGTATTTACGGCAGAACAAAAGGTGCTGCGCTAGACACTACATTAACAACAAGCCTGCTAACTTGTGCGGCTGACAAAGTCTTAAAAATAAATACTATCATTGTTTCAAACGTAGACGGCACAAATAATGCTGATGCTACTATTTCTTTCTATGACTCTAGCGCAACGGCGACATATAAATTGGCGAATACAATTACTGTACCCGCTGACAGCACTCTTGTTGTAATAAGTAAAGATACAGCCATATATCTTGAAGAGTCTGATGAAATAAGAGGCGGTGCATCCGCTGCCAGTGACCTAGAAGTTGTTATTTCCTACGAAGAGTTAGATGATGCGTAGGGGCAAACATGTCATTTTTTTACTATAGAAATGCAAGCTTCTTAGGCTCTCCCAACATTCATACAAACACTACTGGAGTTACTGCTTTGGGGCAGTCAACAAGAATGCAGGATGTCATTAACGTGGGCGACAGAATAGTATTCACTTCTGCGCTTTTTCACGGTGCTTTTGGGCCACCAAAACAGACAACAGACGCATACTATAGCGACCATTATAATGATCTAATACTAAATCAGTTTGGAACTCAACCATATAACGGCTATCAAAATTTTGTTGTTCCTAATGGTGGAACTTATAGGTTTACTTTACAGGGTGGATATGCTGGTCACAACAATCTGCAAGCTATCAATTCGTATAATTTTAATAGTAGCGCAGTTACAATATCACCTACTGCCTCTTGTACGGGGCATTCTAATGATCTTGTCTACGGTTTACCTGGACATTTAGTTGCTGATGTAACATTAAACGCAGATGACGAATTAAATATATTAGTGGGGCAGGCAGGGGAAAACGTAATACGGTCGTCCAACAACACATTTACCGTAGCTGGTACTGGCGGAGGGGCTAGTTGTGTTTGGGTTGGCAGCGTAGGTAATTCTAACTATGCTATTGCGGGTGGTGCTGGTGCTGAAAGGGACCAAGGCGAATATAATTCTTCTAGAACTGGCGTCAGTCCTTACAGCACATTTGGAGGCACTGGACGTAATGGCAATTCTACATATAATGGAGGGAATAATGGTACTGGCGGGTCAGGTGCCGCTAACGGGGCTGGCGGTGCGGGTTTAGTGGGAAATGGTAGTACATGGGCTGATCTAAGAAACGATGGCAGTATTCCGTATATTAACACAAGAGTTACTGCAACAAGGCTTGACCAAGGTGGTCAGGGCGGATTTGGAGGTGCAGCTTATATAAACCCATTTTATACTTGTGACGAAGGTTCGCTAGCTTTTACTATAAATAGTTCAACATACAAGGTAACAGCAGCAAGAGGTTGGGCACCTGGTACTAGTGCTGCTACAAAAGGGTTTGTTTCTTTTAGCACTTATGTAGATTATGTTAACGGGACAACTTCTAGTATTGTTGGGCAAATTCCTGTGGGTGCGTTTTCTGGCGGTTTTGGCGGTGGGGGGCTTGGAAACTGGGGAGGATGCGGCGGCGGAGGTGGGTTTTCTGGCGGCGGTGGCGGATCTAATGGAGATGCTGGTGGTGGCGGTTCAAGCTACCTTGATTCCAACAAATGGACTCAAGTAAGTCATACAAACCATAATAAAGTTAGCACCACTTCAGCCGCACCTGCTGCGACTGATTTTCACAATTTTAACATTCCTTCTTCTTTAACCGCTTCAGGAAGTTTTGTGACTTCATCGGGTATACTTCCTACTGGGTGTTGGAAAGGAAATGGTTTTGTCACTATGGAGAGGACAGCATGACCAAGGGTAATTCTAACATTATTGGCCCTAAAGTTCTTTCAAGCCGTTCTTCTATTTCTGGTGTATTTGACACTTTTGATCAAATTCATTTGACGAAGGACAACTTATGGCCCTTGCCTAAAACAATAACAAATATTGCGTCTAGTACAGGAACTGGGACAGATGGAGTAAATCAAGTATCTAGCAAAACCCATACTTGGGATATAACTGGTCAAGGCTTTGACGGAGGCGCAGAAACGCTTTACTGGACAGTCAGCGTTCCTTCACTAAGTTCATTTGATACTGCTTTTTTTGCTAATACCTCTGGTTCTTTTACTATGGACGCATCAAACGCTGGTTCTTTTAGTGAATTAATCCATTGGTCTTCTAGTATAGAAAGAGGAAGATACGGCGATTATACTCAAAATTATGACATGGAAATTCGTTCAGGAAGTGTTTCAGGTCCGATTTTAGCAACTAAAAACTTTACAATAACTGACTTTGCTTTAACTGAAGCTCGATTTAATGATGGGGCTGCATCTGTAGACGAATCTACAAGTACATCAAGTATTTATTGGGATTGGGCAGGAAGCGGGGCAGGTGACTCTACTACTGGGGATTCTATTTCTTTTGAACACGGACCGAACTTTTTAGCTGCGGGTACTAGCCCAGGTTCAGCAACCTACTCCAATAGTGGCACAAATATGATTATAGAAACAGGAACTGGTGTTTCTGCTTATCCGTATAAATGCTGGAACACGAATACTTCTGGAACTGCTTACAAAGAATTTACATGGACAGGTGGAAGTTCAACTATTGAATTTCAAACGTTTTTAGGGTCCGTTGTAACAAGCAGTGACTCGGTAAAACTTTATAAGAACGGTGTATTACAGCACACCATTATTGGAACTGGTAGTGTGGTTAGTGAAACTGATACAATTAGCGTAACCACTGACGATGTTCTTAAAGTTGAGTATAACAATGTTTCTGGAACAATAAAAAGGGCTGCTAGGATAAATGTTCACGCTCAAAGTTTAACGTACAGGGCTAATGATGCTGATGCTGTTTTAGACATTGGTGGTGAAGCTAGCACCATTGACGCGGTTTCTTTCATTCAAAATGGAACTACAGTTTATACAGACAATATGTATGCAGTTGCTGACTATACGACAGAAGGCACTGAGCCTTGGTATCAAAGAGTGACTCATATTAGCAGAGTAGGTAAAGAAGTTTTAGGCTGGGATTATATCGACATTAATGATGCGTCAAGAACACCCAACCTTACAGTAACAGCAAATACAACATCTATAAATGAAGGTGGTAGTGTTACAATAACTATAACTGACTCAAGTACGGACTTTTTCGCAGGTGGGTTTTATTATAGTATTACTGGAACAAATATTACTGCCGCTGATTTCGTACAAAACAGTCTTACTGGAACTATAACTTCTACAGGGCTTACTAACGGTACAGCTAGTTTTACACTTACCACTACAATTAATGACCCTTCTGAAGGCGCAGAAAGCTTTCAAGTTCAAATTCGTCAAGGAAGTACTGGCGGCGCGATAATAGGAACAAGTCCTTCTATTACTATAGCAAACGTAGTTCCTGACCCAACTTCTGGTTTAATTACTGTCGGCACCATAAATTTTCAGTATCAAAGCACTAGTTTCGATTCGACTCGGAATTATGATACTATAGATGTTGCGGTTCCAAGCACTTTTTCTGGAAGCAAAAGAATTTATTTAGGAATACGGGTTACAACTGGTACTACTTTTTATAATGATATTTGCATAGCCGGAGTTCAACATCTTAATTCTTCTGCCAGTACGTTAAAAAACGATTTTATCTTTCATAATAACACAGGCGGGTCTGGCAGCGGATGGCAAACAGCAGACGGTCAATATGCCCATACGCTTAGTACTTCTCAAGCAACTGTAACTGGCTTAACCTATGCTACAATTGGTACAACGACAAACATTGGAAAATGGTCATACGCTACTGGTACTGGTTCATCGTCAACAGGCGCGGCTGGAGGGATATCGAGCGGTTATGAAACTACCATTTTGCCCTCGGGAAATAGCACGGTTTCTCAAGTCGGTGCTAACTTTTATGCGTATAGAGAAGCCAGTGGTTCAACAAGATACACGACAGCATGGGCACGAAGCCCATCTATAACTTTCGCAGGTTCCGATATAATTAGAATTTGCTATCATTTCAACACTAATAGCGGTCAGACAGGAGGCAATGCGCCAGACCTTGCCAACTCGCTATGGATTACAGTAGCTTAAGGAAAATAAAATGTTGTACTCATTAAAAGGGGCTTACCCTGCGGAATTGCCTAATAGAATACGTTTGAGCGACGGAAGCACCCGCACAGATGTTGAAAATTTTACAGAAAAAATGGTAGCTGACGCTGGCTATGTTACAGTAAGCAACCCGCCTAGTGTTGCAATTACTCAAACCTGTACTTGGGATGGTTCTGATTGGGTTGTTGAACAAGCTCCAGAATGGAAAATGCAAGAATTAAAACAGGGTATTTTGTCTTCAGTAACGGAAGAGCAAAACGCACTCTTGTTAATTTATTATAGAATAAAAGTAGAAGAGCTTGAGAAAAACGGTGAAAATCTTAGCTACAATATGGAAGAACTAACCGCATATCTTGAAAAACTTGAAGTCGTACAAGACACTTATAACGAAGACACTATGAGTGTTAGTTGGCCTCAAAAGCCAAGTAAAATTGGAAGTGACGGAAGCGAATAATGCTTGGTGTTGGCTCATTTTCTCAGTTTTCATTTTCTAATCAGCCGTTGGTTCCTGGCGGCGTACTGTCTATTGATGCCAACTTTACACAAACCAGTACAGGAACAAGAGTAAGACCAGGCTCTGTTCATGTTATATCTACATTTGTAACCGTTAAAGTTGCATCAGGTACGATGACAGGTACAATATCTGTTGACGCTAACTTCACACAAACTAGCACAGGCACAAGGGTTCGACTTGCATCATCCGCCGTTGATGGTAACTTTACACAAACCACAACAGCGACAAAGATAAAACTAGGAAGCACCAGTTTAAGCAGTAACTTTCTTATGACCACAATAGGTGCCCCTTTCTGGGAACGCATACGGACGGGAACAAACAACAACTGGGTTGAAATAACGCATACAGGTGATTCGTGGACAGAAATCAACGCAGGTGGTAATATACAGTCGTGGACAAAAGTAGAACCTCCTAATGGGATTAGTTAAATGGCAAGTACTTACACAGATAATAACGGCATAGAGCTTATAGGCAGCGGCGAACAGGCTGGTGCGTGGGGAACTACAACCAATACAAACTTCGAGATTATCGACAAGGCCATAAACGGTGTATTGACCCTTTCGCTCACAGGCACAACGACTACGCTTGCAACATCGGACGGCGATAAAACTTCTGAAGGATTAAACAAAGTACTTGTTTTGCAAGGCACTCCTAGCGGCACAAACACAATAACCATATCCCCAAACACAGTCGAAAAAATATACTTTGTTGTGAACAATTCAGGCCAAAGTGTGGTTTTTTCACAAGGCTCTGGAGCCACGGTTACTGTCCCTAACGGCAATAATGCTATTGTATTCTGTGACGGCACAGGGACAGGAGCGGCAGTCACCGACTTATCGCCGAATACACTTAGCAATTCAGGCGCAAACAAGATTCAGGCAACATCAACAGGCGTCACCATAACAGGGACTGCGGTAGCTACAACAGATGTAGACACTACAAACACTGGAAGTGTAACGCTTGATTTCGCCGCAAACCAGAACTTTATCCTGACCTTGACAGGTAACGTCACATTAGCAAACCCCACTACAGAACAAGTAGGACAGTCAGGATTTATAATATTCATACAGGACGGAACAGGTGGCAGGACTTTGAGCCTTGATACACAGTATTTAACTGCTGGCGGCATAAATTCGTTGTCTTTATCGTCAGGAGCAAACGAAGTGGATCTTGTTCCTTACGTTGTGAAAGCCGCAGACCAGATTCTTTTAGGCACACCACAACTTAACTTTTCATAAGGGGTAGTTATGTCAGGACCATTTGGGGCGGGTGCTTTACAACTTTTTTCTGCTGGTGATTTTTTTAAACATCAAATCAATCATTCAGTTCGTTTTAACGACTCAGACAGCCCGTATCTTCATTGGACCCCCTCTTCTTCTGGAAACAGAAGAACGTGGACTTTAAGTTTTTGGTTTAAAAGAACACGAACATGGTCCAACAGGTTTGGCACTACAGACGAAGAAAATAAATATACTAGACTTGCTTGGTTGTTTAGTAGTGACACAACTAGAGTAGCTGGCACCGCAGACCAAGCGTTAAACGCACCGCTTACTGCTTCTACTTCTGCCCACAGATTTGGCTTTGTAGATGATAGTCTTTATCTTGAATTTGAACAAAACATACCTTACGGCAACACAAAACTATTAAATAGTTACATATCCTTTGAGGACCAGTTTGCCTGGACACACATTGTTTTTAGACTAGATACAACCCAATCTAATGCATATGAAAGATTCAGAGTTTATATAAACGGCACACATTGGACTTCAAGTACCAGTAGTCAAGGAAACTACGGAGGCTGGTCTTATGAAAGCTTTCCTGCTTTAAATGAAGAACTTGATTTTAATACTGCCAGTAAGGAAATGAATCTTGGCTGCTATTATAACAATGGCACACAGAAAGATTTTTTTGATGGTCTAATTGCGGACGTTCAATTTGTTGATGGTATTAGCGCAGGGCCGACTTCTTTTGGCGAAGAAAAAAATGATGTTTGGATCCCCATCGAGTATGCAGGAAACTATGGCTCAAATGGATTTCATCTTGATTTTGCAAACAGTTCAGATTTAGGAAACGATGTTTCTGGGAACAACAATGATTGGACAGCTAGTGGAATAACTTCGGCTGACCAGATGTTTGATACACCCACACGCAATTACAGCACATTAACTGGTAACTTGGATTGGATATCAGACGCCATCACTTTTACAGAAGGTAACTTACGGGCGGCATCTGGAACTCCAACCTACACAAATGGAGTTGACGGTGGAACCAGTGGTGCTGGCGGACAGTTGGGGCGATATACCTCAAGCAGTTTGTCCGCGTATCGTGGCAAGTTTTATGCTGAGGTTAAAATAAATAGCTTTCAGCCGTCAAACCTAAATAGTTCTTGGGTTGGTGTTTTTGCCAATGAACAAGCAAGCCAAACACCATCTGGTGGATACAGGTTTTCATATAAACAAAATGGTGGCATAGGGTTTAGAAACCAATACACAATAACAGGGAGTGCTTGGTCAAATGGGGATATCATAGGTATAGCTATGAACCTAGATGACGGTGAAATCACCTTCTATAAAAACAATGTTTCACAGGGTACGATAACACAAATTTTTAGTAAAATATCTGGATATGTTAACGGTGGATACGACACAGAAGACAACCTCTTCCAGTTTTTTCAATTGAACACATTAGATGACATAACATCTACTGACCTTACTTGGAATTTTGGGCAGGATAGTTCTTTTGGTGGGCAAGAAACTCCTCAAGGTAACGGCGGGATAGGGGAGGACTTCAAGTACACGCCGCCTTCCGGGTTCAAAGCGTTAGCGGCACATAATTTGGCTGAACCGTCACTGACCCCGAAACTATCTAATCAGCCTAGCAAGCACTTTGATGTTCGACACTATAGCGGAACAGGTTCAGCAAAGTCTATTAGCTCTTTAAATTTTACCCCTGACTTTACCTTGCTCAAAAACATAACATCATCAACAACAGTAGGCCAAACTCAAATAACGGATTCCGTTAGGGGCGTGACAAAACAAGTATATTTAAATCGTCCTTTTAGCGGCGATGCTTTAGATGACCCAGCCGTTATTGAAGTTACAAACAATCAAGTCATAACTTCTTTTAACGCAAATGGTTTTTCATTAGGAACAGAAAGCGATATTAATAGCAGCGCAAACACATATCTTTCTTATTCTTTAAAAGCAGGCGGCGCAGCCGCCACTAATAGCGCAGGCACAATTACTTCTCAAGTTAGTGCAAGCCCCTCATCTGGTTTTTCAATTGTGTCCTATACAGGCAACGCCACATTAGGTGCAACAGTTGGGCATGGATTAGGTAAAAAGCCAAAATTCATTATGGTAAAAAACCTAGATACAGGTGGCAGCACTTTAACAGGTAATGCTGGTTGGGCTATGTATCATAAGCACACAGGCGGTTTTTACGGTCCCCAAGGAGGAGAGCAATATGCTATACGGGCGGCTTACGCTACTTCATACATAAATAATAATGTTCAATGGTGGAATGACACCGCTCCAACTAATACTGTCTTTAGTCTTGGAAACTCTACAGATACAAACGGGGCTAATGACCTAATAGCTTATTGTTTTGCGGAGATTGAAGGATTTAGTAGGATTGGTTACTTTTACAACTATGGTCACGATTCAACTCAAGCTGGGTATGGCAGATTTTTTCATTTACCTTTTGCCCCAGCTATGGTTCTGCTTTTTAACATTACAGATGGCTCGATTTTGAGATCCGTTGATTATCAAGCCAACGGTTTCAACGTGACTACTTACGCATCCTTTCACTTTGTCAACATGACAAGAAACACTCCGGGGACGACCACAACTTCAATGAACCTTTATTCTAATGGGTTCAGGTGCTTTGACCAAACTGGACTGTTGGATGCTCAAAAAGAATATGTGTATATCGCATTTGCTAGGATGCCGCTGAAGTATAGTCAAGCTGTAACCAGAATAGATACTGGCGTTGAATAATGGCTTGGTTCTACGAAGGCAAATTAATGAAGGAAAACGAGCCTTGGGTTGATAAAAATGGAGTCAAGCACCCAGTTAATTGGGGAATTTGGTCTGATGATGTAAAAAAATCACATGGGCTTGTTTGGGCAGAACCTGTAAACAGAAGTTTTGACAGAAGGTTTTGGGTTAATTTGGACACTCCAAAACAACTTGAGGACTTAAAGCGTGAGTGGAAACACAAAACCAATAGCAGATTACAAAGTTCTCTACAGCCTAGCGACTATGTGTTTATAAGAAAGATAGAAGACAGCTCTTACGAAATACCTAATTCTTTGTTAACATACAGAAGTAGTTTAAGAGATGCCGCTAAGAGAATAAAGTTTTTGATAGATGGGGCAAAAGACCATGAAAGTTTTGTCGCTCTGTTTGATGTTAGTGAAAATGGTAAGTCACCTATAAATGATTGGCCTGAAAAAGAGTAAACTATGCCCCTTACCAAGTTACAGTTTAGACCCGGTATAAACCAAGACATTACTTCATACTCTAATGAAGGTGGGTGGCGTGATTGTGATAAAATACGCTTCCGTATGGGGTATCCTGAAAAACTAGGAGGGTGGGAAAAATATTCCCCTAATCAGTATCAGGGAAGCGCTAGGTCTTTGCATAATTGGATTGCTCTTGATGGATCTGATTTTTTGGGGGTTGGCACACATTTAAAATATTATATAGAACAAGGTGAGGTGTTTAACGACATAACACCTATCCGTGAGACAACATCTGCTGGTGATGTAACCTTTGCAGCAACAAATGGTAGCACAACAATTACTGTCACAGACAGCCAGCATGGCGCACAACAGTTTGATTTTGTGACTTTTAGTGGTGCAACTAGTTTAGGTGGCGCAATTACCGCAGCGCAACTCAACAAAGAATTTCAAATAATACGAGTCTTAGGAACAAATACATACGAAATAACCGCTGCTGTAGCCGCTAATGGTTCTGACACAAGCAATGGTGGTTCAAGCACCGTGGGTGCGTATCAGATAAATGTAGGTCTAGATACAGGCATTGGTGGCACAGGTTGGGGTGCAGGTTTGTGGGGTGGCGAAACTACAGGTGCGCTTGAAACGACAATAAATGAGGGTGGGACTTTTAGTGCTGTAGACACAACTTTAACTGTAACTAGCGGTGCGGGCATCGTAGCGACTGATGTTATTCGCGTTGAGAAA